CTTTCTTAAGAGATGTACAGGGTCGAAGAGGCATCTTTGACTTTAGAGTTGTATGTGATGACACAAACAATACTCCAGAAGTGATTGATCGTAATGAGTTCAGAGGTGATATCTACATTAAGCCTGCTCGTTCTATCAACTTTATCCAGCTGAACTTCGTGGCTGTACGCACTGGCGTAGAATTCGAAGAAATTGTTGGTAGATTTTAAGGGGGAGGGTTAGAACAATGGCTTTCAATATTAACGATATCAGAGCTCAGCTTACCTTCGGTGGCGCTAGGCCTTCTCTATTCCAAGTAATCATCAGCAATCCTATCAACCCAGTAGCTGATTTTAAGTTACCATTTCTGTGTAAAGCAGCTCAGCTACCGAGTTCTGAATTGGGATTGATTGAAGTACCTTACTTCGGAAGAAAACTCAAGATGGCAGGTGATCGTGTATTTGCTCCATGGACGGTAACTATCATCAATGATGAAGACTTTTTAATAAGAAATTCTATGGAACAATGGAATAATTCTATTAATCTTTATCAGACAAATACAACTGCACTTGGATCTGGTGCGCCTGGTCTATACAAGTCACAAGCAACAGTCACTCAGTTTGGCAAGGCTGGTGAGATCCTAAGAACATATCAGTTCAACGGGATCTTCCCACAAGTGGTCTCAGCTATTGATCTTGCTTGGGCAGACACAGACGCTATCGAAGAATTCCAAGTATCATTCCAGTATGACACATTCCAAGTATTGAATGGTACTACTGGAAATGCTGGTGGTTCGTAAAAATTAAGGATTGAGAGCCGTTATAAATATAACATGTAGCGGCTCTCATTCTTCCCAGAGGTAAAAGATGATGGCGCGATGGTCGTTGCTGCAGGTGGCGCATATGGCACCTATATTGACCTTGACGGCACAGCAAGGACAGAAGCAGAGCTAGTCTCAAAATACAGAGAAATCTCCTTACAACCTGAATTAGAGATGGCGATTGACGATATCGTCAATGAAGCTATCGATACTGATGCTGATAACATCGTAGAGATCAATCTTGATAAAGTAAATTATTCGGATCCCGTAAAAGATAAGATCCGTGAAGAATTCACTAATATATTGACCCTCTTCAATTTTAATTTTGAATCTTATGAATTATTCAAGAGATGGTATGTCGATGGTAGGATGTACTATCATGTGATCATCGATGAAGAGAATCCTAGATCAGGTATCAAAGAACTCCGTTACGTCGATCCGAGAAAGATCCGTAAGATCCGTGAGATCAAGAGGAAATCAAAAGGCGGGATCACTGTCACGAATACTCAGAGAGAGTATTATGTATATAATGACAGGAGCTTCCTTCCTGCAGGCGGCAATGCAGGCCTTCCGATGGACACATCTGCGACAGGCGGTGTTAGGATAGCAATCGATGCAATCCTTCATGTCACGTCAGGATTGATGGACAAGAACAATGCGCTAGTATATTCATATATCCAAAAAGCGATCAAACCTCTCAATCAATTAAGAACACTTGAAGATGCGACTGTCATCTATCGTATCTCCCGCGCTCCTGAGCGCCGTATATTCTATATCGATGTGGGTAATCTTCCTAAGGTCAAGGCAGAACAGTATCTCCGGGACATGATGATCAAACACAAGAATCGTCTCGTGTATGATGCGTCTACAGGTGAGGTTCGTGACGACCGCAAGTACATGACGATGCTTGAAGATTATTGGTTGCCGAGAAGAGAAGGCAACCGTGGCACAGAGATCACGACTCTCCCTGCAGGTCAGAACCTCGGTGAGCTTTCTGATGTAAACTACTTTCAGCGTAAGTTGTATCAGGCATTGAATGTTCCTATCTCAAGATTAGAACCATCTTCAGCAGGATTCAACCTGGGTCGTGATGTCGCACAGCAAGAGCAAGAGCAACAACCTGAAGGACCTGCACCTAAACCTGTCTCAACCATAAAAAGTAAACCTAATCTTGCAATCGGAACATCAAGATAATATAAATATAACATAATTATTGGAGGAAACATGAGCAACGTAGAAGATATTTTAGCATATGCGTGGGATAAGAATGCAGCTGATCTGAAGTCGGCAGTTGCTGCAGAGATGGGATCAAGGGTTTCAGCTCATATTAATAATATGTATGCTGACGTTGCTGCTAGTGTTTTTGGAAATACATCAGCTAATGAGGATGACTCTTCATTAGAAACAGCAGCAGATTCATACGAAGGTGCCGAAAATGAAGAAATTTAAGAATCTCATCAGCGAGATCCAACAGCCGCTATCACAAGGCGAGAAGAATTTCAAGGATATGCACGGGGACCTTCCTGCTGCTATAGAAAAAGCAAGGAAGCTTGTTCCCGGCATCACAGATCAAGACGTCCTCTTCAATGGTCGTCCTCGTCGGATGGATCAACCTACCGCCTCAATCGAAGATATTGAAAAATCTGTCGATAATTATGATAAGGGTCTTAAGGTAGGTCCTAATCCCGAAAAAACTATGAGCGAAGAGCTTGAGAAAGAGACGATTAAACATCCTGTCGGACAGCGTCCTAAAGGTATCGGTTGGGTATTAAAACAAGCTGGCGAACAGACAGGAAAAGATCATAGCGTCTGGGAACGTAAAGTTATGCGTATCGGCAAAGTGAATGAAGCGACTATGGCAGGAATCGATTCTGCTGCTTTTGTGAAAAAATATCACGAAAATGAAGATGATAATGCACATTCAGAGAACGTCAAGCTGTTAGCAAAACATTTCGGAACAGAAGCTGATTACAAAAAAGCTGTAGACATCCATAACAAACACATGAAGATCGGACACCTTCCTAAGGACCTCGGTAAACTGAGACATACTCTCTATACGAAACTCATAAAGTATGCACAACCTCATTTGGATATGGTAAAAAAAGAAACCAATGAAGCAGTAGATCAAACCAACCTCGGTGGTGGCAAGGGACCAATCGGTGGTCGGTACGGCATGCCGGCAGGAACTACAGAGACTAATCCTGACGTCACTCAGACAATAAAGGCAGCTAAACAAAAAGATCGAGATAAAAAAATTACACAAGCAAATAGATTAACAACGAGAAATATCATCGGCGAAAAGACTCTCACACCTGCAGAAATAAAGAAGCGTGAAGAGATTGCTAAGGCAATGGAACGTGATAATCCTGACATGCCGATGGATAAGAAGATGGCCATTGCGACAGCAGCAGCAAAGAGAGTTGCAGAAGGAAAAGATACTTTTGCAAAAGATAATAAAACAACACAGCATAAAGACTATACTGATAAGAATGCAAAAACTGCAAATATGCGTACTGCAGAAGTAAAGACGATGGTAACTCATGACTG